AAAAACAAAAATTATGACACGATTAGAGAAAATCTCAAATGCAATTGAAAACAACAACGAAAGATTTCAAAGATTAACAACTCGTATTGAAGAAGGTATTATTACGCAAAAATCTTTAATCGAAGAAATGAATAGTTTAATGTTAGAATCTATTAAATTGCAACAAGCATTAAGTCAAGAAATTAATAATAATTAATCTTAAAAAAAACAAAATGAATTTAAAAGCAATTTCACAATGGTTAAACAAGGATGTTAAACCAAGTGCATTAGAAAACACTTATGTACCTTTAAACACTCTTAAAATAGCAAAAACGATATACCCGAATGGCAAGAAGCAAATGTCGTTGAATGGAGTTGATGAGTGGTACGGTTTACAACAAGGGAAAAAATAGTAATATGAAAGTAACATTAGAATTTGATGGAGAAGAAGAGCAAGAAGAAATCCAATTAGCATTGGATGGCTATAAGTGGAAAAATGCGATGTGGGAATTAGACCAAGAATTAAGAAAAACAACCAAGCACCAAGTTAGTATAATTTCATTTAACGATAATGCAAGCGAACAAGAGATGGAAATCGCAGAAGCTGTAAGAAGAACAATTAGAAAAATATTAGACGACTACAATTTAAACTTAGAACTATGAAAGATTTTAGAACATCAGCAAAACAAATTGAAGATATGTATAATAAATTAGAAGCAAAACAAAGAGCAGAAAACTATATGAGTTTAAAGGATGGGTACAAAGAGAATAAAGATACTCACTACGACAATTCAAACGGCAGCTTGTATCTATTTGCAGAACAAAACGAATTAAATGCGTGGGAATTTGACATAATTAAACGTATTGTAAGATGCCGCAAGAAAGGACAATTTCAGGAGGATTTACAAAAGACAGTTAGAGTGATAGAATTATATTTAAAAGAATATAATATATAAGGTATTTATTTGTTATTTCAATTCATTTTGTTTATATTTACATCTAAAAACATATAATTATGAAATCACAAAAATTAATTTATTCGTTATGTTGCCCATTTACAAATCAAATACATTACATTGGTAAAAGTACTTATGGCATGATAAGACCTATGCAACATTTAAATAAAAGTCATTCTGAAAAAATAAATGAATGGGTTGATAATCTTAAACAGATTGGATATGTGCCTGTTGTTAATGTTTTAGAGTATGTTTCATTAAATGAAAATTTAGATAGTAGAGAAAAATATTGGATACAATTGGAACTTAATAAAAATTCTTTTCTTTTAAATAGTTGCTTAGTCAGTCCTTTGTTAATATCAAATGATTTAGAAAAAATATTAGGAAATGGATTAGGAATGGAGCATTTAAAAGTAGCTAAATTTGTTAAAGAAAAAAGAAAACAAATAAAACTTGACCAAAAAACATTTGCTGAAAAAACTGGTGTTGCGCTTACTGTAATTCGTAAAATTGAGCAAGGAAAAACTAATTTAAATTATGAAAGCATTTTACAAGTTTTAAAAATGTTTGGATGCACAATAGATATAGTAAAAATTAAACAAGAAATATAAAATGAATAAAGAATTAGCGAGAGATATTTTATACAATTATCTTCAAAACAAAATAGAAAATAGAAAAGAGTTACCTATTTGGGATGAAAAAATAACTACAACATACGAAAACAACATATTAGCAACGTGGACATTTAGAGGAATATTACAATTTTTATACAATATTAAAGACGAGATATGACAAAAGAAGAGTTTTACTTAACATCAATAACATCTATCTTACCAACGTGCGCTGATAAACTGGAAGACTTTCCATTCAGATTTAAAGCAAAGCAATTGCAGAACGAAGCAATAAAGGCAATAAGAAGATTAGATAAACATTTTATGGACGTTGGAAATATGGAAATATTCGACCAACAAAATCAAATACAAAGAGCATTTTTGCAATGGTTAGATTTGCAATGGGAACAAATTACTAAAGAAGAAACAATATGAAACAAATAGACATTGAAAAAACACTATCCGTTATAAAAGCATCCGGAGTATGTGAAATTACACGTAAAAGAGATATGGTCTATAAGCGAATGTATGCTGCAGTATTTCTAAGAAAGAATACTTTATTTAGTTTAGAGAAGATAGGTTCTTATTTAGGAGGTAAAGAGCATTGTAGTGTATTGCATTATATTAAAACATATCAAAACTTTAAGGAAGACGAATTGTTTTTGATGTATACAAAAGAAATTACAGACCAGTTAAACGATTGTTTTATATTCGGAGAAAAAAAGCAGCCATTATCCTGGTTGGAATATGCGGTTATTAATTGTGCGAATGTTAAAGAATTGCGAGAAATTCAGTTGAAGGTATTAAATAAGGTGGAAAGTGATGTTGAGTATTTTGAGTTAGATGAAAGTTTAATATTAGGATAATGATTATAAATCTAAAAATAAAGCCATTATCAGTTAATAAAGCATGGCAAGGTAAACGATATAAATCACCTGAATACAAAAAATATGAGATTCAAGTATTAAGAATGCTTCCGGATATTGAAATAAAGGAATTTAAACGCTTAAAAATAACGTACGGATTCAGCAATATGATGAGCGACATTGACAATCCTACAAAATTAGTGCTGGATTTACTACAAAAAAAGTATAATGTGAATGACCGAGATTTAATTTACTTGGTTTTACATAAAGAAAAAACAAAAAAAGGTGAAGAATTTATTGAAATAGATTTTTATTAGAATAATTTTATTATATTTGCATAATCTTAAGTAACGGTCAATTACAAAAAGAAATTAATAAGCAAAACATCTGTTAAGAAATGCCGTTTGACCGTGGCTATCTTAACGGTGTTTTTGCATTAACTAAATAACGGAAAGTTATGGAATTTTTAGAGAAGGATTTGGAAGAAATCATTTATTTATCCGACAAGGATAAGCTACAAGAGAGAGGGCTTTATTTAACTGGAAAGCTAAAAAGACAATTAAGGATTGGTAATTATGGAATTGCGGATTTAATTGAGATTAAAAAACCTTATTATCATAACAAGAGATTTTATAAAGGATGCATTAATATTATCGAATTAAAAAAAGATAAAATTGGTGTTAGCACTTTTTTTCAAGCGTTAAATTATTTGCAAGGTGTTAAAACGTATTTAGAAGATAGAAAGTCAGGTGATTTATTTAATTATAAAATAACTTTAATTGGCAAAGGCGCTGATACGAATAGTTCATTTGTTTTTTTAGGTGATATTTTTAATAATGAAATTAATGATTGTGATATAATAGAACATCACAAGACTAAAGTTGAATTATTTACATATAAATATGGCGTAGAAGGCGTTGAATTTACTCAAATGTTTGATTATAATTTAAAAAATAAAGGTTTTTGATATGGCTATTTTTAGAAAAATACACACATCGTTTTGGTCGGATGTCTTTATAGAATCACTAACAATGGAACAAAAATTATTTTATTTATATCTTCTTACAAATGAAAAAACAAAGCAATGTGGAATTTATGAAATTTCAAAAAAACAAGTTTGTTATGATTTAGATATTAATTTAGATAAGGCAAATAAGATGTTAAATTTCTTTATTGATAAGAATAAAATAATGTATTCCGAGGGTACAAATGAGATAGCAATACGAAATTGGGACAGATACAACGGTTCTACATCTCCAAAGGTATTAAGTTGTTTAGAATCAGAACTTTCCAATGTAAAGAATACTCTATTGATACAGTATATATACTCTATGGATACTTTATCGCAAGAAGAACAAGAAGAAGAACAAGAACAAGAAGAGGAAAAAAAACCCCCAACCCCTAAAGGGGAGGTGATTGATTTTGATATTTTATTACAGACTTACAATAAAATTTACAATAAAAAATGTGTAATTATAAATAAGAAAGTTAAAGAAAAATATATAATTTTATTAAAGCAAGGTTACACAAAATCAAATATCCATACCGCAATGTTAAATTGCAAGAAAGATAAATTCCATAGTGATAACAATTTTAAGTTTTGTAGCATCGGTTATTTTTCACGACCTAACACAATGGATTTACACGGAACTGAATTAGTGACAGAGCGCAAAGGCATAGTAGGAACATATACAATTCACGACCATGATTAAGAAACTATCAGATGTATCGCAAGAACTAAACAACCTTTACACCGATGGTATTGAAATGGGTAAAAGCGTTGGTTGGAATTGGGATGCGTTTCCATACACGATTCGACTTGGAAGTACAACGTATTTGGCGGGCGCTCCGGCTTCAGGTAAAAGTGAGTTTTGGTTTGAGATGCTAATTAACCTTTCTTGCCTGCATGGATGGAAGCACGTAATCTATTCTCCTGAAACTGGTTCACACATTGATGTTTATTCCGAAATTATGCACAAATTTGTAGGAAAACCTTATGTAAAAAACACAAATATGATGAGTGCATCCGAAAAATTGTTAGCTGAAACATTCGTTGAATAGCATTTTTTTATAGTAGACGACCAAGCAGATATTACAATCGATGACTTTTACAAAATGGTAGATAAGTTTGAAAAGGATAATAACGTAAGCATTCAAACAACGACTGTAGACCCTTGGAATGAATTAAAAGAAGACTATTTACCAGTTGATTTAGGCAGGGAAGATAGGTATTTGAGCAGGGTTTTAGGAATGGTGCGTAAAAATGCAAAGGCAACCAATCGTCACCATTGCGTAATTACACACGTACGTGACCAAAAAGCAGAAAAGATTAAGGATGGCGATTATTATTATCCAATGCCGACTGCAAGAGACTTTGCAGGTGGACAAGTTTGGTTTAGAAAAGGAATGTCGATGCTTATATTTTGGAGGCCGCCAGTAAACTTTCTAACTTTCAATAGCGAATATGCAACCGATAACGAATTACATGTTAGAATAGCCAAAACAAAACCAAAAGGGACAAGTAAGAATGGCGTTTATAAATTTTTCTTAAATTTACGCTCGTATCGGTACTACGTTAAATCAATTACTGGAGGTGAAATATATTCAAATCGTGGCGATTTAAACATAAAGCACAAAGAAATGAATGTTGAAAGTGCAATAAAAGTAAACGAGAATTTTGATAAGGAGGATTTATTTAATCCGAATTCGATAATAGAAGTTGTACCATTTTAAATAAAAAAGTATGGAAAAAATAGCATATTGGAATAGTAGCATTGATAGTAAGATTAATTTATCCGATACATTCTTAAGTGAATTGAAGTATAAATTCATATCGCAAAAAATTAAGCAAGGAAATCGTGAATCTTTATTGGCAGCGATGGAATTTGACCGCAATGTATACGATATAAAACAAGTATTTTTAAACTTTAAAGATATATTAAGACAAGCTGAGAATGTAAACGCACAACTTACAATGCAAAATAAAGCACTTTTAAGCGAGTTAGACGCATTTAAAAATGATAATGAAGGTATTGAGTCAATTAGCAA